ATCATAATGTCATTCTTCAAAGGAGATGATACACACTGGTTGCACCAAGCGCTCACTCTAGCGCTCAAGACGAAAGGAGTTTCCTCTAGTGGATTGTTTTATAATATTGTTGGCACTAGATGCTCGGGCGATGCCCACACATCTATTGCCAATGGGCTTATAAATCATTTCAACACTTGGTCTCTCTTTGTTGATGTGCCCAAACATTCGTTTAAGTCGTGGCATGAAGGAGATGATGGAGTCGTGGGACTCACACAGAAGTATGGGTCTCTAGTGCAGAGACTGTTACATCTTGATGTTCTCGGATTTAATGTCAAACTGTTCGTTACTAAGGACATTAATCAGGTATCATTTTGTGGCAGGTTTCTTGCTGAGGGGCATGACGGTCTTCTGAGCTATGCCGACTTTTACCGCACTTTGGCCAAATTTCACATCACATTCTCCCAAGGCAAGCTTCCACCTCTATTGCTTGCGAAGTGCTTGTCATATGGATACACAGATGGTTCCACGCCGATCCTCGGGCCCATCTGTCAAACTCTCGGTGCTCAGTTACGTTCTAAGGGCACAAATGTCGCACGCGCAGTGCGTCATGCGTTGAAGGAGCGGTGGCTTCTTACGCAACTCGGCCTTACTAGGCCAGGTCAACAGCTCACTTCTAATAAGCTTGTTGAGGTAGATGAGAGGCTCCGGGTCCCGTTTGCTATACGCACGGGGATCAATCCACAGGAGCAGTTGAGGCTTGAGGCCTATTACAGACATGTGTTCACTGGCGATATCCCTCTTGATTTCACCAGAATCTGTGGCGACATGGAATTCCTCTACGAGGCTAGCGACCGGATAATTCATTTTGATGGTCCTAACTTGTGTTGATGAACTACGCCGAACCTTTTCTACCCCCATTCCCCCTTTACTTTCGATTGGCTTTGCTGAGTAACCAATTGAAATTTCTCCCATGTAAGAAGCTCACCCACCTGTCGACAGAGGCTAATCGCCGAGTAGGCAGATGGAGCGCTGTAGAAAGCGCGGAGGAGAGCCTCGCGATGCCCGTTTCATTCAAACATCGTGGAGGTCCAGCTGGAAGTGATCGGTTCACTTCTGGTCTTGGAGGCACTTGGTTGGG